CCGCTCTTCATTTTTGCAATGAAAGCGTGTGCAAACGGGGTCCGTCCGCTCTCATTCAGCACCGCCGCCGAAACGGTCGCGCGCTGAACGGGCAGGGTGGGGGACACGTTGAAACGGTAAAGCGGGATTTTGTACCCTGCGAACGAAACCGTCCCCACAACTCCGCCGTCGGTCTGCTGGGTCCGAACCTTGATTGTGCTTTCCGCCCGGACGTTCTGCCGGGAAATCGCATAGACGCTCGTTATTCCTTTCAGGGCTTCCGTCCGAACGGTGCTGTTCGCCCTGCGGATAACATTTGAAATTGCTTTTTCCGCGCCTTTCGGCACGCTGGAAAGAATCAGGTTCACCCGCTCGATCTGTTCCGCGGTTATTTGAATCATTCGGTCAACATCTCCAAATAAAGCACGACTTCCCCGGCCTCCGGGTGAACCTTTGTGATCTGGTAAATATGGTCCCCGATCTCCATATTCACCCCTTTTCGGGGAATTCGTTTCAGCAGGGAAAGAGGGGCGTAAACCACAAGATCGACAAGAACCAAGCCGTCTACGTGGTCCGTAGACGGCTTTTTCCGGTCTTGCGCGCCCCCGTCGTCAATGATGATCGGCCCCTTGTAGCGGATTCCGTCAATCCAGAATTCCACAACGTCAGCGTGTTCCCGGCTGTTGTGGAATACTGCCGTCAAGTCCCGCTCCACCTGATCTTTGAAGTTCATTACAGCACCTGCGCCACGTACCAGCTATTGACCTCATGGGGGACGGTAAGCGGCTTGCTGTTGATTTGCAGGAAGCGTCGGTCGGGGCGGCGCTCAACCCATGTCTGCGGCACCTTGTCGCCCTCCACGGTGACAAAGGTTTTGCCCTCTTCGGGAATCATGGTGATTGCGCCGTAGTAAATGGAGTAGTCCGCCTCTGTGGACATAAGGGCCAGCGTCTTTTCCGGGACAAGGGGCTTGTTCTCCGGGGCCTCCGGCTCCGTCCAGTCGTCCAAATACCATTCGTTGTACTGGTAGATGTCCAATCCCAGCTTGTGAATCGTGCCGACGTAGGTTACGCCGTTGGGAAGCAGGCGGGGCCGGATAACCGCGAGATCATAGGCTTTTACGTCCAAAACCTCTTTGACCTTCGCATGGTTGACAAACGCCGTTGCAACGTCCTTCGCCATAATGCAGATATTGCAGTTCACGAAACCTTCCCGCTGTACGATTTCGTGCCAGCGTTCAATATCGGCCAGCGGGTCGCTCTGCGCGTTGTCCCACTTCTTTTCCGCCGTAACGATGGTTTCTTTGTTGGTGAAGCTAAAGTCGATCACTTCGTTCACGCCCTCACCGACAATGGGAATCTGCCCGGTAAAGATCGCGGTTGCCGCCATCCACTCTTCCCGGCGCACGATCATTTCGTTCAGTTCCCGCAAATCCTCCGCCAGCTTCTCCACGGCGCGTTCTGCGGGCTTTCTCCCGCTGTACGGGTCCTCGCCCGCGGCCCGCTCTAACAGGTCGTCAACGGTGGTAATCTTGTTCGGGGCCAGCAGAACGGGAGTGTAGGTCTTTGTCTGATAGCCCGTGTTCAGAATGGTTTTTCCGCCCACCTTCGGGTGGACAAAGGGCGCGAGGGCGCGGGACCCCTTCTTGAAGTCCACGTCAACGCTCTTCGTGTTGAACGTCTGCCGGTTCTTGAAAAAGGTGTCGCGGAAAAACGTATGCACCGGGGGCATACGCCGGACCAGCTTCCCCAGCGTGCGGGGGGTGTAGATTGTTGTCTCGATAGCCATTGCGTTTCCTCTCCTTTACTTCAAAAAGATTCCGATATTGCGGAACGCCGTTGTCAGGGTGTCCACGGTTACGCTGTCCGGGAGATTGATTGCGTCCGCGAAAAATTCGCCCGTCAGGTACACCACGACTTCTTCCCCGGCGGCGGCATCGTCGGCGGCGATACCGTAAATCCCCGCGGTGGTGTTCTCATACTCCGTCTTTGCCGGGGTCGTGCTTCCGCTGTCCGCCGCGGACGCTTCCACCTTGACGACGGGTTCAACCTTCCCGTCGGTCAGCTTCACGGGGTCATATTTCTTGACGGTCTTTCCGCTGGCAACCTCTCGAACCGCAGTTGCAACGGGATAATCGCCCGCAAAGAAATTCACCGGGCTTGTCTGGTCGCTCTGAATCTGATACATGATTTCTTCCTCCTTACTTCGTTTCGGGGAACAGCTTGTCAATGGCCGCGTCTACGTCGTCCGCGTCATCGTCGCCGCCCATGCCCTCGCGCTGGCCTCCGGCTCCAACCTTGCCCGCGCCGCTCTTCACCGCGTCGTCGTCGCGGTCCTGAATGTACTTGCCGCCCTGCTTCTTCTGCTCCGCGACAATCGCCTTTGCCACGTCGCCCGCAGAAATGGGGTTCTTGAACTTCGCGTCGTTCACGATGGTTTCAAACCCCGCAAGGGCCACGTCCTCGATGTCCTGAATGCGCTTGCGCTCCGCGTCCACCGCCGCGTCCTCGATCTGCTTTGTCAGGTCCGGGAACGCCGCTTTCAGCCCATCCACGGTCTTGATGTCCTTGATTCCGTCCATACTTTCTTCGCTCCTTTTTGGTGTGTTTTGGGTGATGGTATTTGAAAAACCGCCGGGCGTGCGGGCCGTCAGGCGGTTTAACAACGATATGGTCATGTTTGGGTAGCGGTTCAGGTCCAGTGAAACGCTGTTCACGACAATCTTTGCCCCGTTTTCAACGGTGGTTTCCGCGTCCTCGAACATCAGCTTGTCGCAGAACCCGGCTTCGACG